GGGCATGTTAATAATAATCTTGCTGACATTATCGTAGACAAGGCAAGGGCCGGAGAAACTGGAGTCAAGCAATTGCAATGGCTGCCAGAGTTTACTAAGTTTAAGGAGATGTAATATGAGAGATTTTAGAGGACTAAGAACAGACGGCAAGGGGTGGGCCAATGGCTATCTTATAGCCGACAATTGGATAAGTGAGTGCGAGATTGACTTTTCATGCTACCCTGAGTACATACAGGATGATTGCCTTGAGGTTGGCCCCGAAACAGTCGGCCAATACACTGGCCTCAAGGACAAGAATGGTGTTGAGATATATGAGGGGGATGTGGTGAAAGGATTTGGGAACAGAATGATTGTTTTCTATAACGATATGCGTGCGATGTTCGCACTGGATTACATTACAGATTACCAAGGAATGAATACACCTTCAAGGCAAATCTCGCCTAATGATGATTGGGATGAATACGAAGTCATCGGCAACATACACCAGAGTCCAGAGCTACTATAGCACTAACATTAAGTGATAGAAAGGAGAAAGATATGGCTAAGAAAAACATAGGATTAAACACAAGTATTCAGGTGTTGCAAAGCAGGGTCGCAGAGCTTGAGGCTGAACTCAAGAAGCACGACTGGATTAGCGTTGAGGATAGGCTGCCGAGAAAGGATAGCAGGTGGCTGCAATACCTTGTCTTGACAAATGAAATGGCAGACGCATGTTCTTATAGGGAGTTTGATGAGGGTTGGCAATGGGACAGCGACCGAGGCGAAGTCACTCACTGGAAACCAATTAATTCGCCGGAGATTAAATAATGGCTAAGAAAAAGTTCAAAGCAAAGCCCATGAAGGTTTGGCTCGATTCCCTTGCCCGTCTCTTGGTCAAGACCAGGGACGAGTGGTGCTGTCAGTATGAACACTGTAAGGGGCCAGTTGGGGTCATGGAGTGGCATCACATAAGGTACAGGACCCTGAACCACCTAAGATGGGAGTTAGACAATGGCATCACCTTATGTTCAAGCTGTCACAGGGAATGGCATAATGGAGCTAAGTTGCAGAAGTGGTTCTGTGAGACGTTCCCAGAGAGGTATGAGTTTATCTATTCTAAGCCCAAGCCTCTAGGGACGTGGAAGGAACAGGACTTCCTTGATGTGCAGGATAAGCTAGTAAGATTATGTATTGACTATGAGGTAGACCCTAGTAGGCTGTCTCATTCACAAGGTAAAAGGTTGGCTAAATTAATGGAGAAGATATGAGATTAATACATGGCGATTGCCTAGAAGCAATGAAACTAATACCAGAGGATGCCATTGTAGTAAGCGACCCACCTTTCAACGTGAAATACCATTACAATACATGCCGTGACAATATGAAAGAGTCTGTTTATTACGACATGCTTTCTACGGTCATCGGTGGACGCAAGGCAGTTATTGTGCATTACGGAGAGCAGTTGCATAAATTGAGCATTAAGCTTGGGTATGCTCCAGACAAAATTGTATCTTGGGTTTACAATTCAAACACAGCTAAGCAGCACAGGCAAATTGCTTTCTACGGCGTCAAGCCAAACTTCAAGCAAGTCGGCCAACCTTACAAGAATCCAACAGATAAACGAATAGCACAAAGAATCAAAGAAGGTAAGATGGCCAAGCTGTATGACTGGTGGAGCGTAAATCAAGTAAAGAATGTATCCAAGGAAAAAACAGAACATCCTTGTCAAATGCCGTTGAAAGTCATGGAAAACATAGTAGGCATACTTCCTGTCGGTGCAACAATCCTTGACCCATTCATGGGTTCAGGCACAACGGGCGTGGCATGTGTCAATTTAAAGCGTGACTTCATCGGGATTGAAATGGACGACAAGTATTTTGAAATAGCAAGTAAACGAATTGAAGATGCGAAAGGATTATTCCAATGATGCTATGCACAGAATGTAAACAAGACAAAGCCCGCACTAACGCTGGCCTCTGCATCTCCTGTAACGAGGGCATGATCGAGGAATTGACCTGTGATGCTATTAGGTACAGGAAAAGGGCTAAGATGGCGGAGGGGAAGGCGGCAGAGCTTGAAGCTGAGAACGAGAAGCTAAAGAAAACTCTAGAGCTTCACGCTGGTGACGTATGTTCGCTACACACAGAAATAGATGTTCTTACAGGTGAGCATAAGTTTCAGGATGAGGCACAGAATGAACGAATCACAAAGCTTGAAGCAGAGAACGAGAAGTTAAAGTATACAATTAAAATTATGTCAGAGTTGCGTTCCACGCCTGTTGTCAAAATGGAATGTCCTCATTGTAAAAAACTGAAAGACATTCAGGTAGACTGTGAATGTGGATTCATTAAAAGGGGCAATCAATGACTGAACAAGAACTGCTAAAACTAACAGGCGATGAACTTAGCATGGCGTTGGGCGAGGTGTTACGTGGCGATATGCGAGCTAACCATGATGAAGATAGTTCCGGTAGGTGTAAAAAGTGCTTATGTAAATTTACAGACCCTAGTTGGCGACGTGAATGTATCGCAGTGCCCATCCTCCTCACTCCAGACAATGCGTTTAAGTGGCGTGATTGGGCGGTGGACAAGCTTGATAAATGTGAATACGTTAAAGCCTTACTTGCTGTCTTTGGTGTTGCATGGAATCCAGTAGACATAGATTTCACTGTTGTATGTGGTTTATTTGGGTGCGAACTGAAACCAGAACACTACCTCAAAGCCGCAGCTTTATGCGAGATAAGGAGTAAGAAATGATAACAAGACTAGAGTTCGGAGAAGATGAAGTAGATGAAGCAATGGATGCCATGAATGCTAAGTCTACCTTAAGTAAGGTGTGGCAAGTCAGGGAGGGATTAAGGATGTATCTTAAGCACATGCCAGATAAAGACCCAGTTGCTTACCTTGAATATATATATGATGAGTTATGTGAAATAGAACACTTTTCTGAATAGGGATTTTCAAAGAAAATAAGGAGATGAAATGAAGACACTTATAGCTATGTGTATACTTTTAGTATGCACCAGTTGCACACAGTACATTGAATGGGAAAGTGAGCATAAAAAAAGGCAGTACAACAGCCTGTTTAAGACTGTGACTGCCGATGGGATTGCTATTGGGGATATAAGAATCCAGAACCCAGCAAGTACCCCACAAGATATAAATGTAAAAGGGAAGATACCTAAGACGCCGATTGAGATTGACGTTGGTGTAAATAAATAAGCGCATGAAAAAGGGACACGTCCGCTATGGTTATGTCCCTTTTTTTTATTTCAATCGTTCTGGGTCTGATATTGGAACTCGCATGAGGTCTTTTAGTTTATCGCCCCACCACATACAAGGGGGCATTCTATTTGTAGGGAAGGCATCCATGGTCCCCAGTTCCTGTAGTATGATTCCATTTGTTTCTGTACAATGGAGGTTGATTGTATTCTCCCTGTTTATCCACCTAGGCATGATACATTTAGCAAGCTCTCTAAGGCCGCTGTAGCCACTTTCGTAAGGAACCCCATGCAACCTAGCCATAACCAGAGAAAGTCCCGTGGCGCAAGTGTCAGGAGCTTGTACGGCACGTGAGAAAACCTTGCCTTTGTAGTTCTTCAGCCACTCGTCATAAGAGTTGATCTGGACGCCAGATTTATTGGCCCATTTGTTCATGGTCGTGGACTCAAAGACATAAAGCTCGCCCAGTTTAAGGTGAATACCCTTCTTGCCAAACTCCCACTTCATGACCTTGTCGCATTTCACCAGCAAGGCTACGTGGGACAAAGATGAGTGTTTATGTCCTACTGCCCATTGAGCTAATTGGATTGTTCTGGACATTGGGGACGTGCCAGAGCAGAGTAGTATTCCTATGTTCATGTTAATCCTTATTAATGCCCCGCCCCCGATAATCTGAGGACGGGGCTGGAGAGAGAGTATTATTTCTTAACTGGCTCTGTGTTGCCATTTCTAATGTATGTGGATAGGCTGTCTAGTTGAGACTCTATCCTAGGGATTGCGTCTAGCTTTCCATTTACGTTGTTTATCAGCTTGGTGTTTTCTTTCACGTCAGTCTGTAAGCAACTAATATCTTGTTTGTTCTCTTTTACATCTCCAGTCACTGCTCCGCTTGCATATATAATGCTCGCCAAAGCTATGACAGTCCCTATAACAATGCAGGCCGTGACTAAATTATCACTAGTCGTCTTTGACATCATTAACCTCCACTGTTTTGCATTTCGCCAGTTCGCTTATAAGCAAATGCACATCGGCATATGGCTTTGTTACGAGGTAGTTGATGATCTGTTGTGCTAGTTCTACTGGTACTTCCATGATGTCTCCTAAAGATTGCTTAACATTGATTCCATCAGAGCTGTATCTGGTGGGTTTTGGTCTAATACGAGTTTATTGTAGCCTTTTTTGGCCTTTCTTTCAAGCTGATTTATGACATACATCTTTACCCACTCAAGGGATGTGTAGTCGTCTGTGAATGTGCCATCTTCTTGTAAGGTCTGTGGTATCGGCATGTCCCTACAGAAACATTCTGCAAATACTTCAAACTCTTCGTCTGCCATTTCTAATCCTATTGATGCCATGCTATCTCCTAGTTCAATGCGGCCCATGTTGCAGGCGTTCCGGTTGCCGTACACACATAAGCCTTGTTATCGCTTGTATTGTAAACCACTTCACTTTCTGTTCCGTTTGTTGCTGTCATTGGGCCTGCGTCAGTTACATTTGGTAGCTGGAATCTCGCAGAGCCATTGAATGTCTGTGTGCCTGTTGCTGATATTGAGGTGTAGTTGGTTGTGCCGCCATCGCCGAGGGATGAAATACCATTGACTTCTAACTGGCTAGTAGGTGATAAATTGTCGCCGACCCTAACTTTCTTAGGGAATCTAACCGTGTCGTCTGGGTCTAGAATGATTAGGTCATTTCCGCCGCCAGCGTTATTCCCTTCGCCAAACTTCAATGCATTATCGGTATTGTCCAGGCTGATGTAAAATCTCTCTACGCCGGACAACAAAAAGAACAAAGGGGCGTCGCCAGCACCGTCTTGTTCTATAGTAATTCCATTGACCAGTGATGACGAGTTCTCGTACACATGAAGCGGCAGGGTTGCTGTACCTGCTTTCCCGAACAAAGCAGAGCCTATTGAATTGAATGATCCCGTGGTTGTGTGGTCGTCAACTATGAAGTCTCCGTTCGTGTTTAATTCTCCAATACCAGTTCTGCATAAGAATGTATCAACGACACCTGTTCCACTTCCCCATCGAATCTCTCCATCGGCACGGATTAATATCCTTCTGTAATCATCACCTACCACTCCACCACCGAATACGGTACTTGCCTCCCCGCCTCCGACAAGGTTGAAAAACTCGCTTGAGCTGGATTTTAAGAAACCACTTGTTATGGCCGTGCCAAGCTCAACTGCCCCAAGCGTTGATGTATTCAACTTCAGTACACTGTGAATACCCGCACCTGTGCCTGCCAATGCCAAGTCTATAGCATCGTCTTCTGCCTGTGCTATAAGACTATCTGTTGGGATTACCAAATCCCCATTAACAGTAACCTCGTCTGTAGCAAGCTGGATAAGGTCTGTGTCAGTTGATATTCCTATTGTCGGACATTCAATGGTTGTGCTGGTTGTTTTGAGGAACACAGGGCTGTCAGTAAACTCCAACGCCGTCTCACCAGCATTGACCTGTGGTATTTTAAGGGTTTCGCCTGTATAAGCCGCTGGTGTGTCTGTAAGCCCTAAGAACGTCGTAATACCAGAACCGCCCGCACCTGAGCCTGCTGTTGAGTTCGGAATGAAGCCACGCAGGTCTTGATAGTAAGAGGATAATGGCTCTCCGTCTGTCGTCCATGCACCTCCAACGTATTTGAGGACGTACCGACCTATCAGGAAACCAACACCTCTGTATTGCCTTGGAATGGAATAGACTGCTTTACTGGACGCATCAGACATACCAGCTTCTACGCTGTTGTAAGAGCCATTTCCTGACGGAAGATTGCAGAATATATGAGATTCCTCACCTGTCTTATTGCACACGCCCCAGATAACTAGAGAGTGCCATTTTGCATTGCCAATAGCAGAACCATCGCCTACTTTAGTCAGAACGTCAAGGTCTGTCAAAACCCTGTAAGGTGTGTCAGGGTCATTTAGAATATGAATGTCTCCGCCGGAGGTCATTGACTCGCCTGGGAACGTCTGTAAGTGCATCTGGTTTACTTGCCCGCTTGTTACGTCAATCTGCGTCCCCGTGACTTCTGACAAGGTTGACTCACACCCATCTTCCCATGCAGCATCAAGTATGCGAATCCGCCTGCCTATATGTGGCAGGTGGCCTTGGTTGGTATGAGTGTCCTGGATATGGTCATTCCAGTTCTGATTCCTTAATGCACCATTAAGTTTTGTTGTGGCTATGGTCTGGACTACAACCTCTGCTACCTTAATGTGCTCAACTGACTCCGGCCACTCTGTACCAGTCGTCAGGACTTTTGTTGATTTTGGTATGTAAACAAAATTTGTAACAGGAACAGTGTCGTCCAGAGACGGAGTAAGCTCTATCTCTGCTTCACCAACGTCTGTAGGGAGTGATGTGAAGCCGTCACTGAATATCATAGTCATGTCAACATGGCCGTTTGATGGTCTAAGTTTGCCCCATATTTTGTCACCTCCACCTTGGTCCTCCACGACAGTCCTGAAATCGAACGACTCTCTGAATACGCCATTCCAAAAGTTCTGGAGAGTGTCAATGGCTTTACCGGATATGTCGATCTGTAGAGTACCAGCAGTGCCGGTGTTAGTGATACCACCAATCTGTATTGGGTAGTCTGGGAACTCAGGCTTATTATTTGTCAGCTTGCCGGCCGTGGCTGCTGATACCCATACAGTATCACCAACACTTATTGTTGTTGTTGTCTCTATATTAGATGTATCAAAGTCCCTGACCTTACCTAGCTGTGTAGCTATGCCCTCTGTACCCGTAGGTATATCCATCGTGGTAATAAGGACAACTCCAGCAAAGGTAGAATGACTGTCGGCCTTGGCAGGGGCAACGGCAGGCCTGCCACTGACAGCACCTACTGGATACACAGGAGTTCCGTTTGGAATCGGAGAACCAGTGTTGTTATATACAATAACAAAAAGCTCTTGCCCAACCTGCAATACAGGGCCTAGGCCAGTAGATAGGTTTATGGTATAGTCCATGTTGTTCCACCATGCGAGACCCTCTGGCTCGGAAGGGGGAGTATAGTCGATGTCGTAGGTTATAGAATCAATGCCTGTAGGAGTGGTAGTGACCTCGAACCTTTTGGCTGTGTCGTTCCACTGCAAGACCTGGTCTTCTTCGGTCCCACGGTCTACTTGTGCATCTATTAGAGAATTTACTTCCATCTATTGTTCCTTTTGCCATTTACGAACTGCCAGTGAGAAGGCTTCTGCTGCGTTTGCGTTGTATTGTGTTTCCAGGTTAATCAATTCCCTTTGTGTTTCTTTAGAGAACTTGTTCAAGAAATCACCTACGTCACGTTTAGCAACCAAGCCTAACGGCGAAGCATTGTCTAATGCAGACCTTATGCCAGACTCAATGCTAGCAAGCTCTTCTGCGTCATCACCTGCCCTATTTAAGAGGAAGAATAGGTGTTTGCTTGCATCTTTGGTGTCGCCGACAAGTATCTGCCTGATTGCCATTTCGTAAGAAAGCGTACGCTCTGTAGGAACTTTCTTTGTCCAACCAAGGATAGCCTGTGAAGCCTTCTGCTTGGCCTTATCTGTGGCATTAGGGTTTTTCTTGTCATAAGCATACTCAAAGCCTTTTGTTCTGGCTATTGAATATTCCTGAGTTATGTTCTTCTCATTGAACTTGGCATCTACTTTGTCAAATAAAGCCATTGCTTGTTTAAGTGCGGCAGACTCTTTCTGTGCTAATTGGACAATTGCATCTTTGGTTTGACTTGGATTCCATGTAGATTTCACTACTGCATCGCCAACATTTTTAGCTGTCTGAAGTGTAGGCCCACCAAAAAGATTTGGCAATCCGTAGACTATGTCAGCCAGAATACCAACTGCGCCTCCGTCCAATATATCTTTAATGATATTAGATGAGATGGCCTTGAGGTTTCGATTCTCTTCTTTAGTGAGGTTCTTTGTTAGTGACTCGCTTTTTCCTAAAGTAAAGTCTCGTGCAACGTTGTATATCTCACCGACAATAGCCATTGAAACTAGCCATCTTACCATTTTAGATGGGTCACGATTCTGTACGGAATCTTTGATTACGTCATTCCATACATGACCAACTTGGTCTGCACCCCATGTCTTAAATTGAGCCGAGATTCGCATGAATGGCTTATTGTCCCACCAGCTACGCTTAGTACTTAACATAACAGGGAAGGCCGTGTCTTTGACTGTTCGGTGAAGGATTGCATCTAACAGCTCTGGAGGGATGTCGTCAGCCGAAGTCAGCTTGCTTATTAATTCGTCATTTCCAAGCTCACGTAATCTATTTTTAGCTTGCCTCGGAGACTGTCCAATAGTTTCAAGAACAGATATGATTCCGCCGATTCTCTTGTCAAGAACCTTTGATATTTCGCTGTTGCTATTAAGAAGTTTCAAGTCTCTGTCGATTGAGTTCTTCTTCATCTGAGCAAGGAACACTTGGTTGCCTCTTTCAGATTTAGAGAATATCTTGCCTGCAACTTTAGTCAAGAGATGGCCAGGCTGGTATCCTTCACCAAGAGATGTATTGGAAAAGATGGCACCACGGCGTATCATTTCCTCTTCTACTTCTCTTGAATGCTTAATCCATGCACTTATAATTGGTGGGAACTCTTTTAACGTCTTAAACAAAGTGCTAGTTGGTCCCATTGCAATTGCTTTTGGGGCTCTGTCAAGCATATTCTTTGTTATCGTCAAAGGAGATAGTCCAATCTTAGATAGGAACTGATAACCTCTAACTGCTCCGCTAATCTCCTGGCTTGCCGCAGATGCCTGTGAACCTCTTCCAAAAGAAGCTTTAATGAAAGTATCTAGTGTATTAGCTTCGTCTGCATTTGTTACTCCACGCAAAGACTCACTTTTGACGGCAAGCTTAGGGAATGGCTGGCCTTTTACGTCAGCGCCCCACTGTCTTATGCCTTCAATAGAGAGCCAGTTCTTCTGAATAAGACCTTCAAGGACTCTGTCAGGGTCCCATTCTATAAATCTATCTGGCAATGGAACTCTAGTCCGTTCAAGGTAGCCAGAAACTCCACGTAATTGATCTTGCCTGAACCTCTGCAAGTCTGCTACATATTCTTCTACTGAATTAGCAGTACCATTCTTGACGGCTTCTTGGGCGACCTCGATCACTTCAGGGGAGTTCATGCCTTTATTGGCAGCTTGCTTGAGTATCTTTTCGCCAAGTGCATTAGGAACTTGCGGGAATGCCTCGCCAGTCTTAGTCAATGAAACTTTCTTACCGCCTACTGTACGCTTAATGCCGACCTTATTTGCTTCATCGAGCATTACGTCTAGCGCTTTACGTAGTTTATCACCACGCTCTTTTATCCATTTAGGAGGGTTAGCTTCACGTCCATTGATATACTTGGCAATACGTTCACGGTTAGCCTTATTGACACCTTTAAGTATCTTCTCTGTATCCAAAGCAGTGTTATTTATCTGCTTCTGTGCCCTCTGGCCTACCTCATTTAAGTCCTTGGAGATAGATTTACCTTCAGGGCCAAGAGATTCAAGGTGCTTGGTATATCGACGTATATTGCGACTTGCAACTTCCTTAGTCGCACCCTTAATATCAGACAAAGTAGAACCTAAACGTGTAGCTGTTTCTGTTACTTCTGTTACAATATCAGGTATGATTGTAGTGGCACCTGCCTGTTTGCCTCCAGCTAGGGCTGGTTCTTGACTAGGCACCTTAGTTAGCGGCGGCTCCTGTGGCTTGATATGAGGCGTTTTAACCTTAATAGGCTCTACGGGAGGTGTGGCTGGAGATTTCGCCTTCACGGACGTCACAGGGGCCTTAACGGGCTCTGTGACAGAAGCAGGCCGAAACTTAGGCTTGATAGTGACTGGCTGGCCACGGAATATTATATCTTTTGCCTTCCCATCCTTTAGTAAATCACGAGCCTTTATGACTGCTTCAAACTCATCTCTCATTCCTTTTACTTTGTCTGGGTGATACTTGAAAGCCTCTTTTTGTGCGGCCTTGCGAATCTGTTCTGGAGTAGCACCCTTTTTGAGCTTGAGGAGTTTAAGGGCCCTTAATTTTTCTGTTGGGGTTAGTTTAGACCATACACCTTTAATGCCAGAGCCTAGGTATGAGAATACCGCACCAACAGCCATATCCCTAAGCACTGCCTTTGGGCCTTCAAAGCCATATTCAGTGTCTGTTGGATTAATAACCGTACTAGCAGCCTTTGTTATTTGGGCAATAGCTGCGTTGATCCCATATATCTTCCCTGCTTCAGCGGCTTTAATAGTGGCAGTGATTCCTTTTGGGGTTCCACCTACGAGCTTAGTTTTAATACCTAGTGCATTAGCGGACTGTATTCCACCAGCAAACTCTGCGATTTCGCCTATAGCTTTACTAAATCCAGATGGGTCGTACCCCATGGCCCAATCAACTGCCTCAGTCAAAGTCATATCCTTAGCTTCTTCTGCTATCATACCTTCTGGCATCACTCTTTTGATGGCAGCGTAAGCAACATCTCCTATGTGAAACATTTTGCCATTTGCATATTTGAAGAATGTGCGTATCGGTGTTTGACCAAGAAGCTTTATCCCTGCGTCTACTTTCTCTATCCTACTTGGGTTTGGAGGTAAGTCCATTCCGTCACCAACAAAGAAATTCTTTATTCCAACTTTAGATAGGAACTTTGGAGGAGTGGTGAACTCAGATGTGGGCTGTGATGGTGGGCTTAATGGCTGGTTAAGGTTCTCGTATCCACGCTCTGCTTCGGACAAGGGTATGCCTAGGTCAAGGTGCATCTTCCATATGTCTTCAGCTGCGGTTGTAACCTCTTCTTTGTCTGTGTTGCCAGCAAAAACATTGGGGCCAGCAGCTCTTGCGTTAAGGTCGTCCAGTTCAACTTGCTCATCTTGAGTCAACGATGTGGACACACCTGCTCTGCTGTTAAGTGAGTCAAGTTCAGATTGTTCTTGTACCGTTAATGGCATTACTGGGCTTTCTTTTTAAGTAATTCTTGCCTTCGTGATTCCTCTTCCGCTGACAATGGCTTGAGCTCTACTGCTGGTTCATCTGATTTAATGACCGCTGATTGAGTGTACATTTGGTCTTGTGTAGGGACTCTGCCTTGTGCTATCTCTGAATTGACCCATGTCCGTAGTTCTGCATTCGCAGTGTTCACTCTGGCATCGTCTTTCTTTTTACCAGTCCTGAAGAACCTAAGTTCTTTGTCATTAGCTTTCATTATAGCCTCCATATCATTGACTACTTGCTTTGGATATGGAGTTTCAAGCTGTGCAATTGCCGTCTGAAACTCTGAGTCAGTAATACTTCTATCGCTGTATCTTGCAGTTAAAAGTTCATCGTAAGCTTGCTCTTTGTTGAGTTTAAATTTAGAGAAGTCTAATAGCGTATTAGTTATTACAGCGTTGCCATCTGGTGTGGTTTCCGTGGGTGCTGGCTGATATGAATCTTCTGCCCACTGTGTCCATTTGGCTTTATTAACTACCTCACCTGGCTTTGCATCAAGAGATGGAAGTATAGACCCGTCATCAAGTTTGCTTTGTGCAATCATATCTGGAGTAAGATTGCCTTGAGATATTTGCTCAACAAAGGCGGTGTTAATATCCATGTTGCGAGAGAACTTGAGGTCTTCAGACTTCTTACGAGCAAACTGCTCCATCATGTCAATACCTTTGAGTTCGGCAAGGCTTTCTTCAGAGCTGAATATATTTGTCTGGTTGACAAGTTCACGGGCTTGATCGAATGCCTCTACATCACCACCCATGCCAGCTTTCTTGAGATTGGCCAGTTCGCCTTCAACTTGCGACTGACGAGCCTTAGATAGTAATTTCGCTGCATCGCTTTTGTCAAGTGGATTAGGGCCAAGTTGTCTCCGGGCTATCATTCGTTCTGCTCTGTCAATGGCATCTGGGTCTGTACCTGAAGCCACGGCAGCTATGTTAGCAGACATCTCTGTTTGCCAGTTATCATCAGCCCTTGCCATCTGAGCAGTAGTAACGCCCATCTGCCACTTAGGAGCCTGTGAACCTACCCATAAATTGTATGCCTGTGCCCCTCGTTTGTTCTTGGGGGCATGTTGGCTTATTCTCTCCAAGGTCTGTTCATAATCAGCTTGGTATGTATCGGGGTCTAAATTGCCTTTCATGCGAATCTTGAAGTCGTTCAGTTCGGCCTGTGCTTTACGCTGTGACTCGCTTAACTGAGTGTTAGCCTGTTGTAAGTCGTACTGTTTATACAGGTCTGCACCGGCCAGTAATGCCTGTCCTACGGCAGCACCAGTGCCACCAGTGCCTCTTACGTCTATATTAAGCGGGGTAGCTGTTGACGGAGTGAAGCCTAGTCTTGGTCTTGATCGTTGTATTCCAAATTTTGCCATGTTTTATCCTATGCAAACCCAGTTAAAGTACTCATCCCAGCTTGATTTCCTGTTCCTAAGCCCGCTGTATTAGCTGTCCCAAACCCAGCTGGAGCAAAAGCGGCTCCAGCGGCCATGCCTGCAAGTTGGATTCCGAAGTTTATATTGGCTCTACGTGCTGCGTTCTTGGCTCTGGCCTTAGCAGCCTTGCCTCTTAGTCGCTCACCTGTAGCCTGAGACTTAGCTCTACTTAAGGCTGTTTCGCCTTCAAAGCCAATCAAGAGGTTTTCAAGTTCGGACTCTTCTGCTTGCTCGCCAATTATATCAGTACCGACTGGAGCATCTAGTCCGCCTGCTGCACCAAGTCCAGCTCTGAGAGAACTCTTAATCCTCTCGGCTTCTTTGGCTTGCTGGATTGAATCGAATCCAGAGCGAACCTTTGCTGCCTTGCCCTGTTGTTCGGCTACCTGTGCGTTGTATTCGGCTATATTTTGAGCCGATGTACCTTCTGCGCGGATACCGGATGCACCACTTAATGTTTCGTATACGTTGCCCATTAAAATATCCCCCCTGGCATCTTATTAAGGAACGAAGAGTATCCTTCTTTCCTGGCTTCCTTTTTTGTTTTGCCAGTAAGAGTTGCTTCAATACCCTCAATAGAGTCCGCCTCCTTAGGAAGAACACCGATGCTCCTTGAAGCAGAGGTGGCACGTCCAACCGAGTCATTCAACACTTGTCCCATTACATATACCTCGCATACATAAACGCATCTTTGTCGCCAACGAAATTCTTCATTGTGCTTTCCTTTGTAAAACCAAGATGTTCAACTAATCTTATTGCTTCAGGAAAGTCACACTCTACGTAAGCCTGAAGCCTGCTTATATTGTTGTTTTCGCAGAAGTTATTTATACTATCACGGATTACACGGAAAGCAATCAACCGCTTGTCTTTGGCTAATTGGGTCATATCAACCCAGCACCATGCCGTATGGAGATTAATAAACCTAAACCCACCAACGCCCATGACCTGGCCATCGTCCTCCAGTGTGTATAAATAACTAATCTGTCCTGGGCATTCCTTCTGCATTCCACGGCTTGTGGAGTTGTCGCCCATATAGTCCAAATCTTCTTGTATACTCTCTCTAAATATCATCGTCCAGTTTTGCTCACTCTTGATAAAATAGCTCTTACTGTTAATGGGGTTGGATTAGTAACCCCAGACGTTTTCTTGCTCGTTACTATCATTGGGTCGTCAATAGTGAATCCTGCGTCCTGATGAACAGTTACGTCACCAGTGAATAGGTCGTCTATTTCAGACTTATTAATCAGTTCAGCCGATGTGAGGTCAACATCGTATGTATCGCTTTCACTATCACCATAAGACACATCCTTTGAATCAAGGACGCTGAGGACGGCTTCTGCGGCTTTCTTTGTGCTACCATGTGTTGAACCACCTCCTGTGTCTGTATCAAGTCTCATGGGCTTTACAATAGGCGTAAACGGCAAGCCTACGTGTACTACAGAGGCGGCATCGTCCAGCGTAATCTCACCGCCAGATACCGTCTTTGGACCCACAGAGATACCGTCAGCCAATACAGCCACAGTCTCACCTTCAAGATAGTCAAGGCCTGTAATAGTTGTGGTAGCCACATCGTCATAAATATAGCCAGCATCGACAAAATGTGCGTCATCATCATCTGTGAATCTCCTTGGAGTAAACCTCTCAATTACCACTACTTCTTCGCTATTCAAGGTACGGTTCACTGATAGCCATACCTCGTCTTCGTTTGTACTTGGTATTACACAGCCTGAATTAACGCTACCGTTTGTTGGGTGATTGGAGTAAGCTATTACATTCTGGTCCTTTTGGTAGGTCAGGGAATGAAGTGTGCCATCTGCCATACCAAACCATAGGATTGATTCTGGGTGCTCTTGGTGTGCAAGCCATGTTACGGTAGAGGTTGCTGTGAAATGCTCTGCTAGCAAGGTTAGTTCTGGGGTAGTATATTTCTGTTCATTGGCATTGTATGTGTACTCCATTAACTTCTTGCCAACAACGTCAATGAAGACAATAGCGTTGTTTATCTTAATACCTTGTACATCAGCACAACCATACCCTGACTGCTCGTCTACTGTGAAGTTTGTTGGAGTAATAGGGGTGCCAATGCGGTTTGTCTGTATTGACCATGGCTTACCTGATGTGCCAATGGCTACAGTCTTGTCTACTGTGTCAACCCAGCGTATCTCATTACCAGAGCTTATCGAAACTGCAAAGGAATTGTCATCGTTCACTCCTGCATCAAAGTTCTCATAGTCACCAGTCCTGCTTAACCACACGTCCCGCCTAGCCCCGTATATGGCCCTGTCAGAGAGAAACGTGATAGACTTAGGGTATCCCTGCACATCACTCCATGAGCCTTCAGCCCAGCGTAAGATAGCTTGCCCAGATGATTTACTGCCAAGATAGGATAGGACTGTGACTTGCACTGAGGTTGAGCTATTGTAAGAGTCAACCCTTACTATGCCTATCGTCAGGCTGGTATTGTTGGTGAGGTCTGCACTAAAGCCAGATGACATGCCTGCTTGCGGTGCTATTCTATATGTTACGTTACTTGAATTCTCTGTGGCTGTGAACTGTATATTCCTATCGTTCTTTGAAACAAACGACCTGAATACCTCCCAGTCATTACCAGCTACTTTCCTCTGTAGCTCTACGGTTCCAGTCCATGTCCCATGGGTATTAAACGTAAAATTGCCTTTAATATTTAACGCAGAGCTTGTAGATGTGCCAGTGGTAGATGTCTTAGAGTCTCCACTTGACATTGGGTAGGTGAGTTCAAATAAAGCCCCTACATGGCCAGTCTCAAATGTAGCAGAGCTAGCCACTAATTGACCAGTCCCACCAACTGTCTCTGTTCCTGTATAAGTCATAGTAACGTCATCGTCATTAGCAAGGTCGTTCCTGAGTAGGAATGGGCCTTTCTCAAAGACGACTTTATCAAGAGAGAATGTGGTTGGGCTTGTTCTGGATAGTTTGTATTGGGGGTAATCTACGTGAGTAATCCACATTACATCACCTAGTTGCTCAAATTGTAGCTGAGGCAGGTCAGAGATGCTATACGGAGTTGCTATTGGGGCGCCGTCGCCGTCTAATAGGGCTCCGTCAAAGAAGAAGCTGGCGTATTCATGGCCAAACTCAATAGTATAGGCTATTGTGGCTGAGTATATAAATGGAACCATTCTTGTCATATTGTTTCCTTATACAGCTTGACATATCTGTTTAAAATCTGCGTTCTCTTGCCACTTTAATCTTGGGTAATCGTTTCCCTCATCTATCATCCATATAGTACTAAAATCCCATCCCGAATAAGTTGCTTGTTGTTGCATTGAAGATGTTGTTGATTTTGCTATACCTGCTACGTCGCCGTCTGTACCGACATCATTAAGTGGTGCTGGTGGAGTTGCTATTAAGTCGCCATCCCAGTATATGCCAGTATGGGTCAGTGTTCCACCATCAGAGTTATTTCCTATAAACCCTCCAATCTCACCTGGTATCCCAGAATCTTCAATTCCGCTTATAATTACAGATGAATAACAATTAGTTATAGAATTGTTTGTACCGCCTTTTAAACCTATTAAACCACCAACCCTAGTTAATGAATCTGTTCCAGATGTATTTATAATCGAACCTGTGGCATAACAATTAGCAATGTCGCCACCAGAAAAATAACATAACCCGCCTGCTGAAAAAAAGTTACGGCTAGACGTATTTATTACATTAGCTGAACATATACTCATATTAGCATTAGTTGTGTGAATCAGCCCACCAGACTGATTGTTTTGGCTTCCACTAATAGAACCTTGAACGTGCACGTTTGTAATGGCAGTTGCCCCAAAATCGTTTGAGGTTAGTAAAGCACATGCCGAACCTGCATTAGTTATTGCCATATTTGATAAGGTTAAATTTTCTATTGTAGCACTGTTTACAGACCTAAAAAAGCTAACAGTTCCATTAGAAGCGTCCATTGAAATATTGCTTATTGTGAAGTAGTTACCGTCAAAAGAGCCAATAAACGGTAATCCTGGCGTACATAATGGCACAAAACCAGAGCCAGTGGCGTCAAGATTATTCATTAGTTCATAATCGCCACTTCTCAGATGAGTACCCTCAACACCGATTTTCATTAAATCCGACATTGTATATATCTGAATCTTAGTTGGGTCAGGCGTAGGCCCTTCATAGTAGCAAGCCGCCCCGTTCCCTACCACAATCATCTCAGTGCCTGGCCTCTTCTCTACGCTGCCATATTTACGAGGTATCATGTTCTCTAGCCTGCGACAGCCAGAGGCGTACTTTTCTGTGTCAGTGCGTGTGTCTATTTTGGGGCTGAACTCACCGCCTGAGAATGTTACTGTGTTTATATTAGTCATATGTTCCATCCTCATTGCTGACCGCTATCTTAGTAGTCCCAGGCCTCTTAGTGGCATTACCATAGACATCCGGTATCATGTTCTCCAAGCGTCTGCAACCACCAGTGTATTTCTCAATGTCCTTTCGGGCATCTATTTCTGGCGTTACTTCACCTGAATTGAAATTGACTACATTTATATTGGTCATACTCTGCCTACCGATTCATTGATAACAGTTACGGGTGGTGGGTCGGATTCATCATATACGTTTGTTACTGTCTGGTTTGAATTATATACTATACCGAGGTCAATCTCTTTACCATCTTGCCAGAACAACTCACCCTGTGCTAATGGGTAGTCGGTTACGGCTGGTGAACCACCTGTCTGTAGGAATATCTCAATACGATAAGTCTCTACGTCAGTTCCAGTGATGGCAGATGGGAAGTCTGCTGAGTAATAGTCACCACCATTGTCTGTCATTGGAATATCATACGTCAATATGTTGGCGTCATTCCAGACTTCAAATGTATCAGTGCCTACTATATTCACAGCGTCATCCTGTTTCCTTCTAATGACGGCGTATAAAGTAAAGCCTGACTTATAAGTATTGTATATTTCATTAGCCAAGGGTAGTTTTCTTTCCTGTTGACTTTGGTGCTAGGTTTCCGGTAAGGAATGTCTTCGATAGACCTGACCTTTTGCGTTCTTCTTTTACTGCAAATTCTTCTGCCTCGCTCTGTACGGTTGGTACGGGAGGTGGCTCTGGTACTGGTGGTGCTTCAATTGGGTCTGGTGTTCCGCCAAATACGCTTCCCATTATCGTCTCCTTGATATATTGTGAGTAAATCGTGCATCATTCCATGTTAGTTTGGCTAAGTTGCCCTTGCCTTCTTGTCTACTTATTGTTCTTGCTCTACTAGAGAGTCTGGCGTATTCACCAAGAAGCATATTCCTTAACGACTGTGCCCCTGAGTCAATACCAGATAAGGGATTGAGCAGTGCGAGTGCGAGTTGATTTATGAACATCTCTGTGAACAGTGAATCCCACTCTGTAGTATCTGCGACTTGTTTGATATAAACTATATCAAGTTCAGTCTCAGTTGATAATATATTATTGCTTTCAAGTGCCCAGTCCTGCTTGGAGTCTGTTGCACTGTTTATGTCTATTACTGCATAGAGCCTAAGTGAGTCTGCTGGCAGGTCATATTCTGCTCCATATACATCTGTTGCAGAAGCTGACACCTCCACCCACTTGCCAGCTCCAAGGTCTGTATCAAAGTCGTCTGAGGTATGAGCTATTGCACATTTATACTGAACAGAGTCCTCATATACATACTGGTCTGTGGTATATACAGTCTCAGTCTTCCATCCAGATGATAACCTAAGCGGTACACGGGCGAACTGCCAGTTGAAACTTCTTGTTAGCGAATCTCTTACTTGGGCAAAATGCAGGTTGGCCTGTTCGCCTTGGACTGTTGTTTGCAAGGCTTCTGTCATTTGCTTTGCGCCAATCCTAGCTAGTGACTGGTTTGCTAATGCAACTTCTTCTGTTGTTAATGCCATAATTACCTCAAAGAAAAGAGCGGGAGCCGAAGCCCCCGCCCGTTATTACTACTCTAAGTCAAGATCGACGATTGCTGGTTCAGCAGCAGCCGCTACGATCATAACTGTACCCCATGAAGGCTTTAGTGTAACACGTACACCACAAGCCCCGGCAACAGCCATAGCTGCGGGAGCACCAACTGTATCACCAACAACCACTGTTTCAGCGGTATCAACGATAAGAGGAGCAGGCCCAGCTGTCTGTGCCCAGAAGTATTCGTCAGCAGCAACATCAACTAGAGCCACACCATTGGCAGCACCAGTTTGAGTTGTTGGGAATACTACTACATTGCTCTGTTTTGCAGGAACGATAGTAATCTCGTCGGTCGCTACAATAGCATTGCGAATTGGAGTTTCAAGAACAAGGTCAAGCAACGTGTCGGTAGACTGCTGCTTACTAGACTTGATCTTATAAATATCACCAAGAGCCGTTGCAGCACCCTTGTTGACGTTAAGATAACCACCAGCAAGCTCGTCATCAACGAGAGTTGCGCCAGTAGTAATCAGGACAGTAATCTCTGTAGCTCCCACAGATTGAGGGTGGGCAGTCTGAGCAATGGCAACCAGTTTAGTTTCAACCGGTGCCTGCTGAGACATCAGTGCAGCACCAATAGCTGCAGCTCCATTACGGCTGTATCTGAAGATACGTCCATCGCCATACTCAAGCTTTGTGCCTACCTGATATTCCTGTGTTTTACTAACAGAATAAATGTCCGTTTGTGGCTCACTTAGCGAGCCGTTGATGATTGTATTATCGTAACTGATAATTGGTGCAGTCATAACAAGCTCCTTTCTAAGCGATTTTCATAAGTGCTTCGTGAACCTTAGCACCTTCAAGACGGATAGCACCAGCACTCATTTCAGAGTAAACCTGAGTTGAGTAGTTCTTATCGTCCCGTTCTGTTATCCTTGACGTGACACCCTCAGCCGTTCCGAGGATAATTCCATCTTCTGCCCATGCGAATGTACGTGAGCAGCTTCCGTCTGTGGTATCAGCAGGAAGTCTATTCGACCACACCCACTTGAACCCCATAAACGAATCTACTTTACCCTGCACAAGAGTTTTGACGGTGTTGTAATCAGCACTGCCAACCTCTGTGATGTCAAGCATGTCTGCAATCTCTTGAGGAGTTACACACCAGTACTTTGTGATGTCAGGGTCTACATCCTCTTCGTTGAACAACTGCATCATGTCAAGCATCTTAGCAAGAGTGATAATTGTCTCTGTGCCTGGAGTTGCGAGAGTACCAAGACTAGTGATAGTTCCATCGCCATTCATAGAGCGTGAATCGTCTTTGAATGCAATACTTGTCTGACCAGACTGACCTGTGGCTACATCTGCATAAACACTGGCAATGATGATGTCATCAAGCTTACGTCCCAGAGTCATAGCCTGTGCGTTAGCATAAGGGCTCTGTGGGTCGACAAGCATCTTGAGTTCGTCCATATTGTCAATAAGTGTTGCTGTGTTGTAGTCTGCTGGAGTCAGCCGACGTCTGCTGTGCGGAATCTCGTTAAGAGGAGTATCGCCGTGGCGAGTAGTCATCTCTTGAGCGTCCGCAAGTCCGAGCCTTTCGTAGTAGGCATTTCGGGCATTTGTCACAGTCTCGTTACGTACAAAGTTTCTAAGCTTAGAACCCTTCTGTTGTGAGAGCATGTAAACTAGCGCGGAATACTGTTCCGTAAAGGCAGTTGTAACTGTACTTGCTGCCATTGTTACGTTCCTTAAATTAGTTTACTGTTGTTCGATATAAGCTACCGCACGCGCGACCTTATCTTCATTTAAAGTCTGATAGACTACCGACCTCACGGCTATCGGCTACTCTGGGTGAGCTTCGGCATACAGTGCCGCTATTTCTCGCGTAATCTGGTTGTATCTCGACGGACTCGTTTTCTTGAGCTCTCCATTAAGATACCCCGGAGTATTACGCAGCATATCTGCTTCCGCTAGTGCATCGCTTGGTGTATGTTTGGTTACATCGGCAGATATTACTTTATGTTCAACGAATTTAGATGCCATATTAGCAAGGAAGTCAGCAACCAATGGGTCGTTACCAATCTTGCCAAGCAAAGCTTCTTTTGTTTCGTCTGTGGTATTCTCTTCAATCATTCTGTTTGCAAGATGCATTCGTTCATCGTAGGCTGCACCCCATTGTTCTTTTAGGTCGGCCTGGCACTTCTCCATGGCCTGCATCTCAGACTCTTGCATGGCCTGTCTCATCCCCATCATACGGCTGTCATCAAGCTCAATCAACTTCTGAACTGCTGTTGGGCTCAAACCGAGTGAGTGGGCAAGATTCTTGAAGGCAGACTCCATTTCTTGGTTGACTTCTCCAAGTTCTTCAAGATGTGTAATCTCGTATTCATCCGGTGTGTCTGGCCTCCCACAGGCCTTGTGGAACTCATCCCACTCTGTCTGGCTTGACTGTTCTGTTGGCATAACCATCATATTTGGTTGTTTGCCAATCATCTTCTGTGCATTTACCAACTGTGACGCCATTGCTGCTACACTAGGCGTGCTTTTTAGCGTCAGGTCACTTCTGAGGTCTTCTGCTACTCCTGCATGTTCCATCCAACCTTCTGTGAAGTTACCATCCTCTCCAATGTAGTTTGTTGAGACTGTTTCACCCGCTACCGGTTCTTCTACCGACGTGTTTTCAGCTACCTCTGTCATTTCTTGCTCTCGCTTTCTTTTTTGTTTCTATGTCTTTATTAATCATCTCATGGATATACAATACCATGACTCTCTTTCCTTCTTCATATGGAAGCTTGCCTAAGTCAACTTCACCTTCTTTGTTTAAGCAAGGCCTGTTTAATGTTGTCCGTTTATTAAGTGCTTCAAGAACCCTTTGTCCATAAGGCGAACCAAAGGTGTCTTTAAAGTCCATTACTAACTGTCTCTTCTCTTCAGTCATTTACGCTCCCATTAGTTGGCCAGCAGGTGAGCCTGGTTCTGGTGCTTTAGTTGAACCAGGGTAAGCCTTGGCCGCTGCTTCTGCCATTTGCATTCCCTTTTGTTCGTTGATCTCAGCTTGACGCTTCTCACGCTTGGCCTGAACCTCTTCCATTGATGCAATATCTTCTTCGTTCACGCCAAAGTCTCTGGCCATTCTTCGTATTGCGTCGTCCCAGTCTATGTTATCAAGGGCGGCTGGATTCATTTCCTGCACTGCACCAAGAATCGAAATCCACTGTTGAGCTGCTTCTGTCTCACCGCTTCTTAACGCAAGGGAGAGTGGTCCGGTATATTCAATCTTGAACTCCTGACCCTGTAGTTCTGGGGGTGGCGGCTGTAGTTTGCCGTTCCTTAGAAGAAGCATGACAACACGCTCGATGGTAGGAGTGAACAACTCACTTTGTAACCTACCAATTGGTGAGCCAATCTTCTTGAACGACTCTAGAACCCTCTGTCTAATCTCTGTTGTGGTTCGTCTGTCTCCGGTTAGTCCGGTGAGTGGGGCAAAGGCTGAGGCAAAGAAGGCATCTTTGATTATCTCCTGCTGCATCATTAGGATGTCTTTGGTGATTGGGAAGTTGCCTTTAATCCCATCGTCAACTGCTTTGATTGAACCAATCTGTTGTACATAGTTATTGGCATCTGGAGAAGCATCGAACTCACCCTCAAACGAATCAAGTATCTCACGGGCTGGGTTATTCCACTTATTACCACATTCGGTAAGGTCACGCATCATCAGATTACATACCTGCGTCTGTGGGAGTATCTCTGTGCCCTGACCCCTGCCATACTTCTCTGTGGACGATTTGAGCCAACGTGGGACGCTATAAGGGAACTCGTCAAAGCCGCCCTCGTCTACTACCTCTACATCCTTGACAGATACATACAGTGACTCAATAGGCATGTTCTGGTTGTCTTGGAGATTGGGGTTGCGTCTTGCCCTTGGACGAATGATGTGGATGTATTCAAATATCTCTTCGGCTCTGTCTGGGTCTGATGCTGCCATAGAAGCTTCTTTGCCTGGGTTGGAAAACTCCTGTGTTGCCTGACGTGCTGTGAGGTTAAGGGTGAGGATTACTGTGTCAACCCTACCTGCCGAGTTCTCCATGATTTGGTATGTACCAATGGCATAGTCCTTAAAGTTCAGGAAGCCTTGGTATTCAGAGTAAAGATTACCAGTCCCAAACACAACCAACGACCTGAGTGTTTCTGTGAGCTGGAGCATGAAGTTAGATGCAAACAGTTCATCATGTACAACCTCAGTAGCCTTATTGAGATACCTCTTTACGTCATCTACGTCTTGTAGGTCACGGTTAGATGGTTTCAATGAGAAGAACTTCTGGCCTGGAGGGACTAGGTTGTGAGCCAATCCAGCAGCCATGTTCTGGCTTTCCATCACGGCAGTGACATCATATATCTTCTGGGTCTTACGTTCACCCGGCTCCTTCTTGTCTACAATCTGATTCTCTCTTGGATAAGTGAGGTCAGCAGTGTCCTGCCACAGATTCCTGAAGTTGGACTGCTTTGAATGTTCACGATCTCTAAGGGAGATGATTTGTTGGGCTCGTTTGTCGGCCATGTTAGTCCTCTATTAAATTACCTTCAGCATCTCTTGGCCAAAGCTTTACTACTCGTTCAGGCATGCCTGAGTTACTTAAGTCATACTTTGGGCCAAAATGTGAGCCCTTACCATTCCTACCCCACATGTGTTTGGGGAGGGTTTTTCCGTTATGGTCACATTTACCAAGCCTGTAGTTTTTTACTATTTGGTCTTTTATCTGTCTTGTATTGTCCATTATTTTCTCAATGAATTTTTAGCAAATTTAGGTCTATTCTTCGCTCTTGAAGCATTGGCAATCTTCCCACCGCTTGCTGCTAACATGAAGTAGTTAAGGGCATTACGGTAATGTTCGTTCTTACCCTTATACCTGTATACGGCTGAGTTATTCCTCTTGTTTGTCTCAAGGACTTTGTATGCACCACATAACTGCTTAGCAAACTCCTGCATCTCTGGGCATACCCTAGGGATGGTAAACATGCCGGGGGTTGTTACTAACCGATGGGTCTTGTCGAATATCTCTGTACGGTTGACTGCTACTATGCCAGTGTTGTCGTTATAAACAGTCCCCATTGGGGTATTCTCTTTGTACTCACAAAGGAAAGTCTTGTGCCCTGAGTTCTTCTGGTATTCCCTTGCTGAGTCTTCATAGGGTCGGATGTCGATAACGTCGCTCTTGACATTGAACCTACGGGCAAGGTCGTGTATCTCGTACCACTCTTTAACCCTGGCAACCTTTAGTATCTGGTATTGGTCGTTGCCAATCTTAGCACCAATTACTACATGTTTAATCTTACCCACGTCAACACCCATGGCACAAGGGCCTTTATGGGAACTATACATTCCGGTGTTATTGCAGCAGTTAAATACGTCTGCTTTTGTCAGTCTGTCCTCAGCTGCGATATAAGGCAAGCCGAGGTTGGTTCGATATACGTCTGCTACATTGCCTTCGGGTGGGTTTCTGAACGATGTCAGTATCTCCCATGGGTCGTTGTAGTTGGATGTCAACTGGCTATGCTGGTAGCCGTGCATGTAATCCGAATTACTAGGAAGGTCTGGAATCCACATCCCAGTCCCAGTGCCAGACCAAATAGGAACTTCTTTCTCGCATTTATGGCATCTGATAAAACCAGACCCATCAGCTCTTTGACCTACACATCTTTCGGGGTCTTCAATAAAGAACTTCTCTGCACAAGTCCATGCACCACAGGTACAAAGTCTGTGCCAATACCTCTGGTCGGAGGTAGCAAAAATCTTATCAATGCCTTCGCCGGGAACGATAGGGTTAGATAGATAGACCTCTTCTTTGACTTTAGAGTGTCCCATTCTACCACGGGCCTTAGCGATTACATCAAGGTCCATGTGATCGACTTCATCAAACTTAACAGAGTCTACGGGAATACCCTTCATCTTTGAAGATTCATTTACATCTGAAATCTTCTGGGAAAGACGGGCACCTCTCAAATACAAGAAGGCATCGCCTATCTTCTTAAGTGAGGCCGTGTCAGTTCCTTTGCCGGAGCTTTTAACGAACCTGCCAATGGCCTGTTTGTTAGCACTAATCAAGGGATTGAATCTTGACTTACTGAACTCCTGTACATCGTCTGTGGTAGGGAACATATATAAGTCGCCTTGAGGATGGTGTCCGTGTATCATGGCATGAAGGCTTCTTAAGACCTCAATCTCAGTCCAGCCACCCTGAGTTCCCTTCATATAACATCTTCTTCTGGCTGTAGATGACATGGGCTCTATCTGGTATTCATGGCCACTGAATGAAAACTTAGCAGCCTGTAATTGAATACATTTAAGGGTGGCCCAATAGCCACAGTCTACTGAAGCTATTTGTTGGGGGGTTAAGTCAGGCATATTTCTCTCTCAAATCTTATTTACTGCGTAAATTTATACTTAAGTACTGTTTAATAAACTACTTATAAATTCTCTCAGCGTATTGTGGAAAGCACACTTTTGGTATCTGGGCTAGGGCTGAAAGCTATATCAAGCCATTCCCCTTTGCAGGATATACACAAAGGCCTGTGCCAGGCTGTTTTGATATATAACCCATTACACCTACAGCACTTAGCAAAATGGTCCATGGTTGTCCATCCTACAGATGCTGACTTGGGTTGTGGAGTTGGGTTGTACATTATTGCTAAATCCTACAAAAAATTCTGGGGACACTATGTTATCTAGCCTGCCGGGGTGCTGGGGGGTTTCGCCCCTTGCCCTGTCCTTATTCTGTTTCTGTTAGCCCCTATATCTTGTGCCTGGCCCTGCCTCTGGCCCACTATATGTTGTATGACGCAGCAGGAGGCCGCTGAAGGCGATTGTGGCCTAATTGGTGCATTGGTATAGGTTAGGTGCCGTTTGTGGACTGGCGCCCCCTTCTCGTAAGCGTTAAGCTAGCTTAATCTTAGGCTTTTGTACTGATTGCTCAACTAAGGCCTTTGCTAGCTCTTTTGCAGCCTCTACTTGATTAGCCTCTATCTCAGCTGTTTTATCGTCTGATACGTCGTTATCCTTATCCATGCCGTATAGCCTAGCCTTGCCTGTAGTGGCGCTGACGGCCGCTGATGGCTGGTTAAGGGATAAAGCTAGCTTACGCGCCTCTTCGTACTCAGCTTCAGCCTGATGGACGGTATAGCTGGTATCAACTCTCAGATCAGCCTGATAAGCCTCTATAGCCTCTCTTATGTCCTTTCTTGCGTATATCTTCGCGCAGTGCCCACTGTTAGCATAAGCAGGTTGATAGCCCACTGCAACCAATGCTTCAGCCCTTTTATGGCCATTGCTAACGTATTCCCTAGCTATGGCTTTAATTGTGTGCTTGTCTCTTATACTAGGCATGTTTCTTTTCCCTCTTATATCCCACACTTGCCAGCATTATATCCTTTTCAGCCTTACGCTTACTCTGTTTATTGCTGACTTTTGGTTTTTTCTTAGTTTTATTTTGCATTTATTTTCAGCCTTTTTGCTGTCTTAAAGGCGGGTTTTGTGATTATTTTAAGTTTTTTTAATATTTTCTCAAGTTTTATCTTGCATTGGTCGAAGTACAGTGTATACTTAATATAGTTAAATTAATCAATAATCTTTTAAGGAGTTACAAAATGCAGACACTTAACAGGGAGATCGAAGTCACAAAACAAGGCCGATGTAACAATATCTACGTGTGTTACGATCAGATGGATAATTTTGGCAAGATTGAGCCTCGCAAGGTATTATTTGACTCTTGTTGTGATTATGAGTTAGATTGTAAACTACAACAAGCTGAAAATCTTAAACATCTATATTAATCATTTAA